GATTGTGATTTTTTTTTTGATTCTAAAAATTTTTCAAAATCTACTAATGTAATATTTATAGCATTTATAAAATTATTTATAATATTTATAATAGAATAATTTTTGCCACGATGCGTATACATATTTGTATCATCGGTTTTTGAAAATATCAATTTAGCTTTTAATAATCTCTCAAAACATTTTTTAACTTTTTCAATATTATCAGGAAGTTCTTTTTTTAAATTATCTATTTTCAAATTTAAAGCATAAGTAGAATTATTTCTATATGACTCAGCTTTATCAAATTCTTCATCATAATCAATATTTATAATATCTATAAAATTTCTAAAAATTTTAGAATCTTCATCTTCATCTTTTTCATTTATTACTTTTAATATATTATTTAATTGAATAACTATCTCATCTCTCATAACTAATAGTCGATTTAAATTATAAAATACATCCATCATTTTATTTCTTAAATTTTGTATTATTGGTCTAAATGTAGAATCTATAATCTCTCTCTCTTCTTCATCTGCAGATGATGGATAATTACTATTGTTTTGTATTTGCTTTAAATATTTAATTCCTTCTTTACAATATTTTAATATTATTTCATTTAACTGAAATATATTGTCTAAAGATTTATTAAAAACATTAGATACACCAGATGCTAAAATAGTCTTTATTAATAAATTTTTTGCTTCATCATCTTTTAACTCAAAATTTTCATAAATATTACTTAAAATTTTATTTAATAATGGTGGTGGTATTTCTTCCAAAGTTTTATAATATTCTGAACTTTTATATTTACTAACTTTTTTTGTCTTACTTTTTTTACTTTTTAATTTTTCTCTAAATCTTGTCTGAAATTTTCCCATGGTTTTATTTAATTTATCTCTATTATGAATTGATAATTCATTAATTATCATATCATAAGCATTTGATAATTGTTTCATTTGTGATCTAGAAATTCTTGTATTATTTGTTAATTTACTAAAACCTTTTGCTCTTTTAGAATATTTTTTTTTCATATATATATTATTCATATTTTTCTTTATCTTCAATTATATAAGGATAACTTATTATCTCTCCCCTTAAATTATTTATTTCTATTACATATTCATATACATTATATATTAATGATAATAAATAAGGTAAAATAAAAGGAATAAATATATATAATACTATAATTATAACTAATTTATAATTTAAGTATTTTTTTTCTTGAAAAAAGGGTGTAAAAATAATATAACTAATTAGTAATACATAATAAATTAAAAGTATATAAAAATATATAGATTTATAAAAATCATAATTTGAATTTTCATAATTATCTTTTCTGCTATCAATAAATAAATTTTGTTTATATGTATCAATTTTATTAGATGTTTTTTGTAATTCTTTCATTTTACCATCTATTAAACCTCCAATAGTAACCTGATAATTATAAAGAGATTTATAACTATCTAAATTAGATATAAAATAATTTTTTAATTTATTTAAATCTTCCTTTTCTTTATCAATTATTACTGATAATGTTACATCTGCATTTTCTAAACATTGTTTATTAAATTCATCAGTTCCCTTAAATGTATTATGTCTAGAATTAAGTGCATCAATTATAGAAGAAATAACTTGTATATTTTCCATTCCTTCTTTTAAATTAGTGTAACCCTCTGATTTTTTTTCCATAGCAGGTTTGTGAACACTTTTCCATTTAAATTTATCAGTCTCCTCTATATATTTTTGTAATTCATCTTGTGGCATTGTATATTCCATTAAAATTCCCATTCTATCCTTAAAATCAGGAGGCAATACTTCCTCATTAATTGTATCTTGTATTGCTTCTACTAAATTTGATTCTAATTCATCAAAAGCAGTATAAACTTGGTCAGACACTTTACAATCGCCCATAATTTATAAACTTATATTATTATTATAAAATATAATAATAATACTTTTTTTATTGTTTCTTAAAGAACATATTATTTTTGCTACTATTATTTAATGATTCTAATAACAAATCTGTTTTAAATCTTCTAGTATCTTCATATGAAGATATAAATGGTTCTTTAATAAATGTATATTCTTTTGAATTTTCATGTATATTATTTTCAATAACATTAGATATATTATTATTATTAATATTATTATTCATTGTTTCAAAAAGATTTGTAAAATTCTGCGCCTCATCAGTAGTAGATTTTATATTTGGGTCTATTGTAAAACATTTATTTTTTGTAGAATCATAAGCCATTCCTTCAGTGCAACATTCTTCACCAATACAAGTTATTCCAACTCCACTAAATCCTGGTTTTTGTTTAATTTTACCTTGTTTTATTAATTCTCCGGCCTGTCTATCATATGGAATTGTATCTTTATCAAAATTAATATTATCTTTCATATATAATAAATATAATCTATATAGCACATATAAGAAACCTAAAAATGTAATAATAATAATAACAGTTAAAGAAATGTTTATATCTATTATTTCATATTTTGCTAAAATTAAAAATGGAATCATAATAGCAACTAAAAGTAGAATAATTTTTAAAATATGACTATATTCTAAATATGTTTTTGAATAATAATCATTAATTTTAATTTTTCTTTTTTTGTCTAGATTTTCTTGATTCATTATTTCATATAATTGTTCAGCATTAGAACCTTCAGTATCATTTATCATATAATCCATTAAAACATTACTTAAAACTTTATCTTTTTGTGCTAATAATTCTAACATATAATTTCTATTTTCTTCATATTCTAAACCATCTGTTGCTTCTAATTCATCATTAACAGATTGTCTTGTTTGTCTGGATAATCTTACTATATAGTCATGAAATGGACTATTATAACCTTCTTTAAAACCTTCTTTCATAGTCTTATTATTAGTAAATATATTACTAAATATATTTTTAAAAAAATTATTAATTTGTGTTTCTATATTTGCAAAACCTTCTTTATTCATTTTAATTGAACCAAAATTATTTAAACTCGTTATATTATTTATTTCATTATTTATAACTACTACTAAACGTTTTATATTTGATATTGTTTTTAAATTCGATGCATATTCAATTCTAGCATCATCACTATCGATATTTGATTGTGCAATCAAGTTATTTACATCTTCTTTTAATTGCTCTAAATTATCAATTGCCTTGGTATCAGTTACAGTTTTTTCTTCTGTTTTAACGTCTAAATAATTATTATATCTTAAATTACCAATTTCTAAAATTTGCCTATCTGAACCACCAGAAGTTGCACTATTCATATCGTAACGCTTTATTTTTCTAGAATATATAGCAGGTAATTTGTAAGAAAATAAATCATTCCAACGACCATCTTTATTTATTTGCAAATAGTCTTCACCTCCACAACAATCATTAGGTTCTCCTCCACCCCATGCAGTTGTATAATTCCATGGACTTCCATCTATCCATTTCCAACTATCACTCCCTCTACTTCTTCCTCTTTTAGTTCTTATTCCTCCAATCCATGCACTACCATATCCATATTTTCTTAATAAACTAGCTATTTTATCATTTTCTCCTTTATCAGCAACAGAAGCCAAAGTATAACCGGTTCTCTTTGCTTCTGCATTATGCCATTCCCAACTTTTATAGTTAGGCATTAGCATAAATGTTTTTTCTTCTGAACTTTTACTTTCATCAATTTTATAATTTTTTCCTTTTAAAATTAGTCTTCTACCAGTTGAAGTATAAAATATCATAGCATTTCCAATTAGTGCATTAAATGATCTTGTTCTATCTGTTTCTCTATCAATTTTAACTACATATTCATTTGGTCGTAGACTATACCATTTACTTCCTCCACCAGTAGTTATTCTAGAACCATATTCTTTTTCTCCTCCATCAGAAAATTTTAATCTAATACCATTAATTTTGTCACTATCATAATATCCTACAATTGTATCTATCTTGACATTTGGAATTATAAAAACATTTTTATTTAACATATCATCTATATCATCATTATAATTATTATATTTGTTTAAATCTATTGGTTGTTTATTAATTTTTTCTAATAATAATTTATTTTTTTCTTCTAGTGACTTTTGTTTTTCTATATATTTTTTTTTTGTTTTTTTCAATTCTTCTAATCTTTCTTCAGATGTATAATATTTTGATAAATTATTTTCATGAGCATTAATTGCATCTGAAAATTCATATAATTTGTCTCTTCTTTTTTTTAATGTCTCTAAATTTAAAATTGGAGCTTGATTTGTTTCTTCTAAATTTGACATAATAATATTTATACTATATTATATAAATATAATTATTTATGAATTTATATACTATTAACTCTTCTTAATAATAGTAAAAGAGCTATAATACTTATACCAGTTGTCACAGACCATATAGATAATTGTAAATAATGACTTTGATTTTGTAATTTACTATCTTCTACACGGGCATTAATTGTTCTTACTGAATTTTTCAGTTTTTCAACATTATTATAATCAATTTCTTTAACACCACCTAAAGGATTAACATAAATATTTTTCTTACTAGACATTAATATATAATAATAATTTATAAATTATTAAACTTTAAAATAATTATGTATAAAATACAATAATAATAAGACTCCTATAAAATAAAAAATAATGAAACTATCTTTAAATAAATCTGGGAGAAATTTATAAGTAATAAATATAATTACACTAATAATCATCAAAATTGTTAAAATAGTATAAATTAAATAATTTCTTTCATATTCTAAATTATCATTACTCATTCTACCTTCTAAATCTCTAGATTCATCATACAATTTATTAAATTCTTTTAACATTCCTACATAAGATAAATTTTTATTATCTAATTTGATTGTATCTGTTGACTGCATAGAATAAGGATTTGAAACAAAATTACTATATAAAGAATTTCTACTTAAATCTAAGTAATCAGCTAAATTTTTTAATTTAGAATTTACATTATCATATATATTTTTTAAATTATCACGTTTTTCAGAAGTTCCTTTTATTCTGTTTAATTCTTCATTTATAGCAATATAATCTGTTTTTACATCATTAGCTTTATTTAATAAATAATCTATATGTTCAAATTTATCTTTATTTGAATTATAAAATTTTTTATCAACTCTTCCTTCACCTAAATAATTGTAATTTGTTTCATAACTTGGAAGAGTTTTATTATTACAATTAACTTGTATTTTATCAAAATCATTTTTTAAATTATAAATTTTACAAACATCATTTTGAGTTAAATATAAATCACAATTTAAAGAATCACATGTATATTTACAACTAGAAATATCAGTTTTTAAAGATGTTGCTACTATTGGTTGCAATGAACTAGGAGATAAGTTATAAAATTGTGCTTTTGTAGGATTACAAATATTTATATAATTTCCATCTATTCTATTATTTAGATTTTCTTTTACATTAAATAAATCCTCTTCTAAATTTGAATACAAAATACCAACAGGAATAATTATTAATATTAATAAAATAAATATTTTAAATTTTATACTATTTTTCATATTATATATTTATAATATGAAAATATATTAATATCTTAATTTTTATAGCTCATATAAATTTGATAAAATAAATAAACTAATGTGATTATTAAAATATTAATTAAATTAGTTGCATCTCTTTTTATAACACTTCCTAATAAAAGCACTACAAATAAAAATATATAAAGTAATGACACTAATATATCTAAATTTTTCATAATAATATTGTTACCATTTGATTTTTTATATTTTACTAAATCTTTTTCTTTATTTTCCATGTTTTCATTACTGAGTTTTGAACAATTATTATTTACACATTCAAGATAATCAATATTATCATTAATAGATTGGAATCCATTACTCAAATATTCATAATTTGTATTTTCACTTAAATTTTTATAGTTTTCTTTTATAAACTTAGATTGTATTGTATCTAAATTTATTTCACTAGTAACAAAATTTGTTTTTTTATTTTTGTTTGGTTCTTTTTTATTACTATTTTTTGCTTCTATTCTATTCAATACTAAATCCATACTTATTATTTATATATATTTTTATATATTATTTTCATTTTCTAAATAATTTATATTTGTTTTTTTGCATATGCATAAATTAAAAAAACTATTATTAAAAAAAGAATAATATTTTCTGATATTTTTAAATTTTTTAAAAATAATGTATCTTCTAATTTACCATTATTAGCACCATCAAAACCAATTAAATTTTTTAATTCTTCTTTTTTTTCATCAATCATTTTTTGTAATTTTTCTAAATATAATGTATCATATTTTGTTAATACTGATAAATTTGAAATGTCTAATGTAATGTTATCTAAATTATTTAAAATATTCTGATAATGTAAAAATAATTTTATTATTGCTTCATCTAAATCATTTTGATTATTATTACTACAAATATGATTTTTAAATTTATTATTTAAATTATCTAAAATTCCTTGTGTTCTTTCGTTCCAACTATCATATTGTTTTTTATAATAATCATATGAATTTACTCTTAAACTATTTTTTAAATTTTCATTATCTACTAATTCAGTTTTATATATTACAAAATTCCCAGATTTTGAAAAATTGTCTTTTTCTCCAAATGAAACACAGTTATTTAAACTTGCATATTTTATTTTATCTATATCATTATTTTGTCGTAAATCTATATTTTCTACTGGTTTTGATGTTCTTTCATCATTATTACCAAATAAATCATTTATTAAATCATTGAATGGTTGGAATAAATTTTGTATATTATTAAAATCACATTCTTTATCTGTTTTTGGAATTAAACAATTATACTTAAAATTACTACCTAGTTTAGATAAATCACTTACCAAAAACATTGATTTATTTTCTTCTAATGCTTTATTTTTACATTCTTCGACTAGACTTTTATTATTTTTTTTTTTTATTGTAAATTCATAACTATTAAAATTATTATCTATATATTTATTTAGTTTTTCCGTATTTATTAAAGATGATTTTGGTCGATAACATCTATTATCAGTATTAAAAATTGAAAAATCGTTTATTTCCATTATTATATAATAGTAATATTAATTTAATATTATTATTATTATATTTTACATTTTAAAATTTTTATTTTAAATTTTACAAATTCTATAAAAATCTGTTTCTATAGCAGTCCTACTTTTCCTTTTTATATGTATCACATCTCCTGGTCTAAACCCCATTACTAATGATACAGGATTAAAATATGATATATCTGGAATTTGACTTTCTTTTAATATATTAAATTTTTTAATATATTCTTCTTTTTCTTCTTTTGTAAGTTTTCTATGTGGTGGATTTAATTCATGTTTTAAAATATTAAATTGTAATCTTTTTATGTTTAATAATGATATATAAATATTATCATTCATCCATATATCTTTTACATTTTGGATTAAAGTATCATTAGGTTGGTCTTTTGCTATAATTATAAAATCATCTTTTTTTGATAAAATATTTTCAATATGAAATAAATCTTCTACCATATCATATATATTTTGTGTTTTTAACACTTTATTTACATAAAATTTTACATATATTTTCTTTTTTGTGCTACTTTTTTCTAAAAGCATATCTAATTGATTTGTATCTAACATAATACCTATCTCATTTATACTAAAATTATTATATGGAGTAATATCAAATCCACGCTCTTCTAAAATTTCTAGTAAATTTTTTCTCGCATTATAAATTGAAATTATATGACTATTAGTATTTGTCATTTATTTAATATTATATATATTAAATAAATAATTCTTTATTCAATTTTATAATAATTTTAATTTATCTTCTTTTTGTTTTTTTTCTTTTTTGTATTTTTTTTCCTTTTTTTGTTTTTTTTGCTTTTTTTGTTTTTTTTCCTCCCTTTCTTCCCAACCATCGTTTTTGTGGGGAATGAGCTCTACCAAAAGGTGAACTTCTTGCTAATCCTTTTGGAGAAGAAGAACTAGAAGAAGAACTAGAAGAAGATCCAGAAGAAGATCTAGAAAGAGTAGGTCTAGCAAACTCTAGTTCATCAACCTGGCTAGCTATACCTGGTTGTATCAATGAATTTGCATAATTATTACCCATGGCCTCTCTTGCAAAGTTAACAGATACAGGCGCAGACGATTTTCCTTTTCCTTTTCCTTTTCTTTTTCTTTTTTCTTCCTCCTCATACGCTGCTTTTAGTTGTAATATTCTCGCTTGTATCGAATGTGCGTTAGCTGCATTTTCCTCCTCTCCTTTTTTGATTACATGTTCAAGGTACGCTTGGCTTTCTAAGCCTAAAACTTTAATTCCCCATTTGAGAGGGTGTATTAATTTTACTAGGGCTTCCCTAAGACCTGTAGCTTCATCTGCTTGAAAAAGCACTATATAAAAAGGATAATTACCTAAATCATTTATATGAAGATTTTTAATTCCTAAAATTTTTCCTATTAAATTATCTCCATCATTTCCATTTGGAACGCTAATATTTTTACCAATATGTTCTTTATACTCCATAGGAATTTCTTCAGTTCCTCTCACTTTTACATCTTCAGATGGACTTGGAAAATTAAATATAGCATTTAAAGCTTGCATTTTATCGCCGTCGCGTGTGCTGATATCATAAGCGTTATCATTATGCGAGATAAATTTATTAAAAGTATGTATTACTAAATTTTTATCAATAAGAGGATGAAATGTATCACTTAGTCTACGTTGTCCATGCTCATTTTCATTACTAGAACCTGCTTCATTTTGTTTTCTTCTTTCTCTTCTAAAAGAAGGAACTCTTTGAACTGCTCTCATTTATAATATATTTTTATAATAAATTTTATTGTTGATCAATTTTAATAGTTTTTCTTTTTTCAGAATTAGATAAATTTGATTCTTCTAAAGAAGAAGATTTTTCATCATCAGTTTCTTTAGTAGCTTTTTCAGTTTCAATAGAAAGAACACTATCTTCTTTTAACGCAGGTTCTTTTTCAACTTTTTTAACTTCTTTTTCAAAAACTATTGGACTGCCATCTTTTGTTAAACCAGTTTTTTCTTGTTTTTCTGTTTTATCTTTTGAAGTTCCAGTTAAAGTTTGGACGAAACTATCTAAAGCACCTGATACTTGTTCACCAAGTGTTAAAGGTGGTTTAGATTCTTCTTCTTCACTATCACTATCTTCATCCAATGATGCTTTATATTTTTCATAATCTTCTTTTGCTTTTTTAACTGCTTCGACTGTTACTGGTGATAAACCTTCATTATCTCCATCATCTATATCTTCTTCATCTTCTTCATCTTCTCCATCTTCTTCATCAGATTCACCTTCTTTTTCACTAGTTTTTTTAATTTCTTTATCTTCATTGTCTTCTTCATCTTCCTCATCTTCTTCATCTTCTTCATCTTCTTCATCTTTACTTAGTTCTTTTGGAATTTCTGCATCTTTTTCATCTTCTTCTGGAGGAAGGTTGGGATTGGCTATTTTATTAAATTCAGTTTTTTGTTTATCATTTAAAACTCTATCTTTCATTATTTCTAATGTATTTTTATAATTCATAGAAGTTAACTGATCAATATTATCTTCAGTAATGATTCTCATTTGAATATTCATAACTTGCAATTCTTGCATTAATAATTTAAATGAATATGGAACTCTAATAATACTAAAATCTCTCCCGTATTTTGTAACTACTTCAATATTTTGTTCATTTTCGATATTATTATTGAATTTTAATGGACCATCAGCAAATGGACTAATAAATATATTTTTGGTTTGATTATAAATAGCAATTGTGCCTGTATTATTACAAATAGCAACAAAATATTCATCGCCACGTTTTAGCATTGATTCATTTAAGAATTTAGTAGCACCGTGAGCAATAATACAATCACGTTCCATCTCTCCAATACGTAATCCACCATCATTAGCTCTACCTTGAACGGTTTGTCTAGTTAAAACAGTTCTAGGGCCTTGAGCACGGTAATTAATTTTATCTTTAACCATATGTTTAAGTCTCATATAATAGCAAGGACCAATAAATAGTTCAGCTTGTAGTTGTTCACCTGTTTCACCACTATATAATAATTCATTACCAGTAGAATTATATCCAATATTATTTAATAATTTTCCAAAAACTTCATGTTTTGGGCCTTTATTAACAAAAGCAGTGCAGTCTCCAAAGCCACCATAATTAGCACAAGTTTTTCCCATTAATGTTTCAACTAATTGACCAATAGTCATTCTACTTGGTAAAGCGTGTGGATTAATAATTAGATCAGGTCTTATTCCGTTTTCTGTAAATGGCATATTATCTTCCGGGATTATCAACCCAATTGTTCCTTTTTGACCGCATCTGCTACAAAATTTATCTCCAATAGCAGGAATACGTTCTTCTCTAATACGTACTTTTGCTATTCTGAATCCTTCTTCTCCTTCAGTTATAAATGATTTATCAACAAACCCTAATTGTCCTTTTTTGGGTGTAATAGAAGCGTCAATGTATGTATCGGGATTATTTAAATTATTATTTACTTTACCAATAATAACTTTTTTATCATCTAATAAAGTATTTTCTTTAATTAGACCGTGTTCATCAAGTGAAGAATAATCATAACCAGGTTTTTTTCCAATAACTAATTCTTTCTCAATATTACAAAATTTAGAATCAATAGTTCCTGATGCTACTTTAGAACTTTCTTCTCTAGATTCATACATATTAAAATAAGTAGTATTAAACATTCCACGTTTCAAAGATCCTTCATTAAATAAGATAGAATCTTCAACATTATAACTTCCATAACACCCTATTGCAACAATTGCATTTATACCATATGGATGTTCTTCATTGTAAATATATTTTAAATATCTACTTTTAACAAGAGGAATTTGACCATTATTTAATACAACACCCATTTTGTCTATTCTATTTTGATAATTAGAATTATACAAACTTACACCTTGTTTACTTTGACCGCAAGAAAATAAATCTCTAGGAAGTTGATTATTTTCAGGAAATACAATTTGATTACCCATAACACCTAATAATAATGATGGATGTATTTCAAGATGTGTTGTAAATTTATTAATTTTCTCTTCAGTTGTAGCAATTAAAGTAGTTTCTGTTTCTGCGGTATCTAGATATTCAATAATTCCTGATTGCTCTAATAATAATTCTAATATTTTTTCTCTACTTTCAATAGATTCGCCTTCTTTATAAGGAATACTATATAAATCATTAATATTGGTATAAATTAAATTTGATTTGATAAATAATTCTTTATTTGAACTATTTTTTTCATCTTTTTTGAAATTATTAAAACCTATTAGTAAGTCATTAAAAGTAAAATTATTTTCTAATATATTAGTTAATATTTTTTCTTTTCTAAAACTTGGAATTTGTTTTTCAATATAATATACAGGTCTACATAATCTTCCAGAATCAGTGTATATATAAATAATTTCATCAACAATCGACCAACTAATGCTAGTATAAACAGGAATTAATCCAATTCTTCTATATTTTATTAAAATATCTAACACTTCAACAGGATTAGTAATTATTCCGACCCAAGCACCATTTACAAATATTTTTACACATTTTGATATATATTCTGTAGTGCATTCACTAAGTAATTCCATAAACACTAATTGTCTTAATAAATTAATAATTGGTTTACTAGAATATCCATTGGTAATCATAGCACCCAAGCTAATATGTTTATGTAATCCAACATTTCCACCATCAGGTGTATCAACTGGATCAATAATACCCCACTGTGATGAATGTAATAATCTAGGTCCAACAATTTTTGCACTTGAGTCTAAAGGTAAATTTAATTTTCTTAAATGTGAAATACAGGAATTAAAAGACAAACGATTTAAATCTTGAATAACTTCAGGTCTTTTTGTATGTTCTTCTGAACCCCAATTACCTTTAAATGCTTTTTTAAAACCACTTTCTAATATTCTTTCTTTAAAATATTCTTGATAATTATTTTCTATTAATGATGTAAAATCATCTTGATAAATGCCTTGTTTATAATAATATTCTTTATCTATTTTAGTATAAATATGTTTTTGTTGTAAACTATAATATTCTTTAAATAAATCATAAATTAATGAACCACTTAATTCTACACGTTTAAATTTAAAGCTATCACGATCTGTTGATTTTTTATCACCTTTATATACTTTTAATAATTCATTTACCATATATCCTAAGAAGTATGCTTTATTGGTAAAATTATTTTCACCTATATGTGGTAAGAAAAAATCCATTAATATTTCTAATATATGAGCCATAGTTTTACCTTTTGTTAAAGTAGCCATATATTTCATAGCAACTTCTTGATTAAAAATATTGCCTGCATCATGTATTGATGGAATAAATAAATCTACATAACTTTCATATTTTTCAATATCTAATAAACAATATTCAATAATTTCTTTATCTGATAATATACCTAATGCTCTCATTACTATAAATAATGGAACTGGTTTACGAACATTAGGAATGTTAACAACAATATTACCATTTTTGTATTTTGGAGAAGGTCTAACAATTCTAATTGATAAAGTTCTAATTGGTTTTGAAGCATCTTCACTTACACTTCTTATTTCAGCTGAATGTGAATATATTTCATTATAATCTTCTCTGATATAAAACATATTATCGGCAAATTTTTCTTGACTAATAAGTACTTTTTCTTTTCCATCAATAATAAAATATCCTCCTTTATCATTTTTGCATTCTCCCATATTAAATTTTGTATTTTTGTCTAATTTATTTAAAATACATAAGTCCGAATTTAACATGATTGGAAATTTACCAAAATATATTTTTTCTAAATTAGATTCTATTATTTGAGTATCTCCATCTTTTTTGATTTTATAAATTACTGTTATATCCATATGTAATGTGGTTGAATAACTCATGTTTCTTAATCTTGCTTCATTTGGAAACATATAGTGTTTTCTTGTTTCATCAAAAATAATTGGTTTTCCAAAATATAATTTATCACCTTCTTTTCCACCAAAATAAATATCTGCTTGTAAATTGTATTCTTTGCTATCTGGGTCTTGTTCTTTGAAAATTTGCACTGGATTTTTTTCTTTAATTATATTAAAAATTTTATTATTAAAAAAATCATTATATGAATCCAAATGATGTCTTATTAGTAGATTAGGATTATCTTCAAATAATTTATCTATTATTGACCAAGTTATAATATCCTCTTCGCTCATATTATATTATATTATATTTATAGTTTAATATTCTAATATTCTAATATTTCTTATTAACAATTAATTTATAAGAAATATTTATATAGTTATGATTTTAATTTTCATTTGCTTCCGCAAATGCTATCATTTGCGGGAGAGCGGCTATTCCAGTAAATGCTATTCCAGAAAAAGTAATTATTACTAATGCTAAAATAATAAATAATAAAGTTAATGGCAAAAATACTAAAAACCATGATATTCCTTCATAACCTGCTTTACATAAGTAATTTAAAATAAATGTCCAAAATAATATATATAATGCTTTAAATATAAACATGATAAATGTATTTGGAATATTACATTCATAATCACCTACACAATACTTATTTGTATTTCCAAAATTTTGAACTGCTATAACTACAAAAATAACTACTGAAGTTGCTAAATAAAAAAAAGCTGGTGTGCAAAGATTTTTAAAATCTTTTACATATTTATCAAAATATTTTGCCATTTTATTTATATTATTTAAATATAAAAAACTTAATTAAAAGAATAATTATAATTACTGTCTTCACTTGCTGGGTCTCTTACTAATACTTCATTAGTATTCATATCATTTCCATATAATTTATTAAAAAAATCATTTGTGGTTGCTTGAGAATTTCTAGCAAAATCTGTTAAAGGTTGAAATAATGGACCTCCTCCTTTCATATTTTTTTTTGAACTGCATCCATATTGAATTCTTTTATATGTTGTAGGTTTTTTTCCTAAATTTTTAATTTTTAATTTAATTCTTCTTGTTTTTCTTTTATTTTTTCTAGATTTTTTTCTGTAAACTCTTTTTTTTGTGCGAGCCATTTATAATATAATGTAATAAAATATTTTATTCTATATCTACATGTGTTAACATATGTCTTCTACAACAATATTTATTTAACCCTAATAAATCTAATACTTCACCTTCGGGGGTTTTATCAATAAAATCTTTTGTTAGATATATTACTTTATCTACATCCATTTGTTTATTTATTTTATATTTCTTTATTTCATCTTTATAAAATCTATATTTATTGCCTATAACTTTACCACAAGTAAAACACTTTACTGGAATCAACATAACTGTATTATTATTTATTTATATTTTTAATATCAATTTTATTAAAAATATAATAATATATTTAATCCATTAAATTTGATGCAAATGCTCCAATTGTTGCTAATTCTTCCTCTTCTTCTTCTTCATCTTCATCTTCATCTTCATCTTTATCTTTGTCTTTATTTTTCATTCCTTCAAGTGTACACATACCTTCCATTAAACCACACATACCTTCTTTGTGTTTTCCACTACTGCACATACCTTCTTTTTTGTGTTTTTTACCAGACATTTCTTCTTTAAGTATTGCTTCACCTTTATTATTTTTTGTTCCATTTTTCATACCTTCAACTGTTAAAACACGATTTAATACTTTAAATCCGTTGTTATCGTTCATATTAATCTGGAAAAAATTTAATACTATCATACTAACTAATACACAAACTAAAACAAATATAATTGTAGGAAAAATTGCCCTAAATTTTGTAAATGCCATTATAAATTAAATAAATATTAAATTTTTTGTTTCCACATAATTATATTTTATATATCTAAAAATTGATAAAATTTTATATTTATTATATTAATAATAAAAATGCAACATCAAGATTGGAAATCAATTACATTTAATACTGTATCTGAAACAAAAAAGCAAACACTAGCAAAAAAAATCAATAGTAATAAAACTACTAATCCCGAAGAAGTAAAAGTAGAACAACAAAAAAATTTAGGACAATTAATAGCACATGCAAGAAATACAAAAAAACTTAACCAAAAACAATTAGCATCTCAAATCGGTGTATCTTCTCAAATATTAGGTAGATGGGAATCAAATAAGGAAATTTTAACAAATGCTCAAATTGCATCAATTGAGAAAATAACTGGAATAAAGCTTCCAAGAAATAAAAAAATGGCAACAAAACAAGATGATTAATATTTAATATTTAATATATCTTTTTGTTTTTTTCTTACCCCCATGCATTAAATATGTTGCAAGTCTAGATTTTTTAGGGATGGGTTCGGGTCGATGAACTCCATTAGGTTGTGAATCAGTAAATTCAAGAATTTTTGGTGAGTTTGAGGGCGAGAGTTGAAGTGAACCAATATTGCGAGTAACATTGTCGCAAGGAACATCATAAGCATTTGGTATGGTATGATAAAATGGTTGGGATACACAACTTTTACGATGAGGTAGATAAGTAAGCTTATCACGTGGACTCAAGACAGGAGGTGGAGGTCCTGCCGGTAGAGGAGGCATAGTATAGTATTGAGGAGTAGCTATATTAGAAGGAGGGTTTGCTGGTAGAGGAGGCATAATATAAAGTGGACCACTTGGTTTAGAAAGTGAAGGATTATGTCTTAACTCTTCACTACCATGAGCAAATAGACATTTGCCTTTATAGGGACATTTTCCATATTTACTAAAATTTTCACAAAGTCTAGTTTTATATGTTTTTGTATCCTTTAACCAGTTTTTTGTATCCTGAGTACTTTTGCCATTGTCTTTACCACGTGCTCGTCTAAATTTTGAGGTGATTATTTTTTGTAATTTTTTTTTTACTTTTTTTTTTCTTGTTGGCATTTTTAATATATATAAATATTTTTATTTATTAAAATATAAATAAACTTTCTTATAACTATTTTTATTTAAATATCAATAAATTCATAACCTTTACTGGTTTTAACTTTTTTTAGTTGTTTTTTTTCTTTATGAATATTTAAATGGCATTTTTCACATATACTAATTAAATTAGCCTTTTTATTTTTATGAAATTCTTTATTAATAAATCCATTTTTATCTGCATTTTCTTGAAATTGTAAATGATGTATATCACAAGTAGGGTTCTCTCCGCATAGTTCACATATTTTAGATTTTATTTTTTTAGAATTATAATTTGTTTCTTTACTATTCATAACTGTATTATCATTTTCATTATATTTATTTCTAATATTATAACATCTCTCTATAAATTCATCATCTAAATCTAAACTTTGTGCAACTTGTATACCATACATCATATCGCCCGAACCATCTTTTAGTTTTCTATCATAAATTAATTTATTTGTTTTTTTATCAAATATAACACTCATATGATTAATTTTTAATTTATTTAAATTTTTTATTTCATCATATTTTAATAATTCATGATAATGTGTAGCAAATATAGAAGTTACTTCATTATTATGTAATCTCTCTAAACTTGCCGTAAAAATACTTAATCCAGAAACTGATTCTGTTCCACTACATAATTCATCACCTAGAACAATACTATTTTTATCAGAATATTTCAAAATATTTCTTAATTCACTCATTTCAAGTGCAAATGTAGAGAGACCTTTAAAAATATTATCGGTATTGAGAATTCGTGTAAATAAACTATTATATGGATAATATTTAAAA